ACATTGCCCCATTCTAAATGATTCTCCATTATTGAAATCAGATAAATCTTCAATGGACACTGCATAATCAATACCGCCTACCTTGATTTTATCCAGCAAATTTTTCAACTCCTTCTTAATTTTGGGTACAAAAATAGCACTCCCAACATTTGATTGTTAGTGAGTGCTATGAATTGAATCTTTTAATGTTTTTAGCTTTTAGTAAAATATCCTTCAAGGTTGGTTTTTTATTCATTGTAAATGATAGTCCACTTGGAGTAGGCGTCGAACGTTTAGCCGGCTCTACTTGTGTTGTGATATAATGGAGCATTTTTCTATCAAAATTTTTGTTTTTCTGAATTTTATGCACTCGACAAAATTCTTCTATCACTTCAGGATGTTCTGATTCAAGAAAACCTAAATTGGATCCAAAAGAAGCTACTCCAATTGTTGCCAATTCTCTATCGGTCGCATTTTGCAAAGCAGGAGATAGATATTCTTTTAGCTCATTCATCATTCAATCGCCTCCAGTTCTATATATTGATTTACACCGTAATCTGACTTCTCTTCATGACTGTTAATGACTTTAAATTTCGTGTTGGGTTTAATCAAGAATTCTTTCTCTCCAGAGTAATCACTTAATTCATCCAAATATGCACCAACTTTAGTACCTTTTTTTACTCTAATCGAGAAAAATACATTACTGTCACCACCAGCAAAGTCTTTGGTGACTTTTTGATCAATGGATGTGCTCATAAATCCACTATCGAAAACTTCGACATCTTTTAGTTCTCCTAAATCTCCAAAACTACCACTGATCGCTCGATAAGTAATAAAATCTTCTTTAACTTCAAAATTATCAACAATTTGTTGCATTTCTTTCGCATGGCGAATCATCTTTTGCTTATACTCCATTGGCGTACCTTTATACATGAAGTTATTCAGATAGGCCTCTTCACCGTTACGAAGAATTTCGTTGATATTTTTATAACCGTTCCCTGTATAAGACAAAACAACTTCTTTTTCAGCAATGGTTAGATTATTTTTCCACTCTTCATAATTACTATTTGATCTGAAAAATTCTAAAGGATCACCTTTGCTATAAATGTAGGTTGCATCCTCATCTTTATTATACTTCAGAACACTTAATTTTTCAGCTAATCGACCATACTCAGTATCATATTTATCATATAATCTTTCAGCTTGTTCTTCTGTAAGGTTCCCCCATTCTTCATTTTCAAGTTTGTCCATCTCATTTTGTAAGAAGAGCAACCTTTTATTAATAGAATCAGGGGTTGAGTATTTATCTTCACTTGGATCTATCTGTTTTCTTCTTTCAATTTTTTCTTCTTTATCATAATTGCTCCATTTTTTTGACCAAACATCTTGACGCTTACCATTTCCTGGTTCGTATTCTACTATACATCTACATCTGTCATGTCTTCTGTAAATGTCATCAGGAGCATCATAATAATCATATGTTCCTGCAAGGTCTTTACACCACTTACAAGGTTTATGACCACTAACTGTTCTTGTGATTTGAGGCTGTAATCCAGCTTTTGCATGAAACTCTGCGTTTAATTTGATTGTATCATCTACCACACTTTGAGAAAAATGAACAATCGGTTCTTCCAAAATCCACTTTATATCATCAAAATTTTTTTCGCTAGAAATTCTATTGATAATTCCGTCAATCTTATCCTGATTCAGTTCAGGAACTTGAGCACGAATTCTTATTCCAGACTGATGGTTAAGCTCTGTCTGGACTTGTCTAGCAAAATCAGAAATCATCTCATGATTTTTTGTCATCGTTGGATTGAGCAACCGCTCCGCAATATTATAATACATCCTTCCATCTGGTAAAGCTGCTGAACTAATATTCTTACCAAAGATTTCAGCTAATATTTCACCGACTTCAATCGCAAAATCATTGACATCTGAATAACTTGCTTTTTTACTATCTAATTTCTTCAACACGTTTTTAATCTTCGAGCTATTCAAAGTACTCTCATCAAATTGAGATTCAATCATTTCTAAAAGACCTGGTACAATATCTTCAATCACTATCCAGCACCACCTTTGATACCAGTCATTTCTCGAATAGTTTCTTCAGTGATATAACCTTCTACTACTTGGTTTAATTTAAAGGCACCATCGCCAATTAAACCTAACGTACTTGCATCAGCTTCAAACAATGGCTCCCACTTTGGTTTAGTGTTTACGAATTGGCTTCTCAAATATGGTAAATCATCTCGTAAACATGCAGCAACATATGCTACATTCAAAAATCCTGAACCTAAACTCCGTTGTGCTTTTCTTCCGGCCAGTCGTAAGTTTTCGTGACTAGCTTTGATTGCTTCAACAGATGATGGATTGTCAGACACAAAACCTAAATCATCCAAAGTCAAGCCAGTTTCTCCAGCAAATCCTGCAGCTGCCGTTTTCAGTTGCTCAACGAATGGTGTCATACTTGACGTGGTAAATTGACCAACTTTAGGATTTTCTCCATTTTCGCCACTGGTTATTTCTAACAACGTTGACACAGTTGCCTTCCATTTGTCCATCGGGTCCTTATCGGGATCCGTACCGACTACGTATTTTTGAGGGAACGAATAAAACTCTGCTGTTACATCGGCACGTTCCAACGTCCGTTTAGCCAATCGTTGGTAGTATTCTCCCGATTTAGTAATGCGTGACCGTCCAAAAGGTCTCTCCTCGTCTGGTCGATGCACAATCGGCACTAGTAATGGATGACCAACATTGTGATCAATACTTTCTCTCAAGTCGCCACTAATATAGAAGTCCGTACGGTCAGGAAGAAAATGAGCTTCAATGAGTGGATTCTCTTGCTCGTCTTTCGATAATACCGCATACCCTTCTGTTAATAACCCAGTTATTGGATCCATAATTCCAGTTGCATCTCTTGCACCAATTACTTGCAGCCTAGGCATATCTGTTTCACCTTTTGAAATATACACAAAGCTACACGATGCAATCAACGCTGATAGGATTGCACTATCGAAAAACACATCTGGATTATTGGCTTCGAAAATTTCTTGTACCTCGAAATCATCCGGGATAAACCCTCGAAATACTAAACGATCTGCTAGGCTATCTACAGCTTTTGCACACCAACCTAATGTGGAACGATACAAGCTACTAACGTTCTTCGGAATGACAATATTCGTTTGCCTATCCCATTTTTTCATCGCATACTGCTTATATCGATTTTCAGCTCGTGGTTGGTAATTCGTGAGCTTTTTTCTTAAATATTCAATACCTTTTTCCGGCATTTTATCAACTCCTCTCATGTCGCACGAGAAAAAATGTACAGTGACAGTGTGAAGCTCAGCCACAAGGGCGAGGGGGTACCCACTCCCCCTCTCATTTCAATCCTCAAGCGATTCAAATTACTTTTAATATAATGACTCATTACTTATCTAACCCTTGTAAGAAAGCCAATCAATGCTTTGTGGAAGATTCCTATTACCAATTACTTTTGGTTCATCTTGCTTTGCATTGAACATCTTGTCAGACTTCTGCCTGTTGCATGACCAGTGAGCAAGCTGCAAGTTCTCAATCGCTGATGGATGACCACCTTTACTTACTGGAATCCTATGGTCAATGACCGGACTCATTGGATGAGGATACTTCAAACTCTTATCGACCGGGTGGCCACAGATACCGCAAACGTTCTCCGTCTTTAGCATCCGTTTCTTATTCTTCTCGAATGCTACACGGTGCGGACCAGAACGATCAGCTCTTAATGACATAAGGTCACCAACTTATCAGGAGGTTCTCGCAATTTAAAGGACATGTCGTGAAACAGTAGCAGGACTTCTAACAATGGTAGGGTGTTTTCGGTTCCTTTAAACATACGGATCACTCTCTTTCTTGAAAATAAAAAGACGATGCACTTAGCACCGTCTCCCAAAGAAGAATCATAACGATGAAGGGACTTCCTCCCTTCGGATACACAGATTATTGTGAGTAGCCTGTGACGACGACTCTCTTTTATCAAATGATTGTTACGGTATTACTATAAAACAGGAAAAGCTATAAATGAATAGGTCGAACAACCTAGCATTTATCGAACATTGGAATTTTTTAGAAAAGTGACATCTGTCGTGCCTTTCTTTGTTTCTCGTAGTTGACATTGTAAAATTCAATCTCGTTTGTTTTGTTTCGCTTATCAATCCTTTTCGCTTCGTATTCATCCAGAAAATCGATTGTTTTTCTAATTTCAGCATGTCGTTGGCGAATATATGAGACACTATAGCCTACTTCTTCAGCTAATTCATCCAGTGTTAGTCCTTCAATGTATTTCAACCTAACGATATCGTTGTCTACACCTTTGAACGAATGAATGATGGTCAGCATCTCTTTTCTTTGTTCCTCAAGCAAAATCAATTCTTGCTCAATTTTGCAGATATTATTTTCTAGGGATGATGATCTGGAGTTTTTCTCAAGGCGAACACTTGCCAGGTCACCATTAACCCAACGATCTAATTCAAGCTTGCTCTTATTCAAATTCCATTTTAAATAAAGAATTTGTTCATCCAGTTCCTGGTAATCTTTTAACCATTGGAATCTCACAAACGCCACCCCTTTTATGTTATAATTATCAGTGGGTTAGGTCATCTCGTTAAGGGGTGGCTTATTTTATTTGTCATAATTCCTCCAACAATTCTGGATTCTGGTAGATATTTCCTAAAATTTCAATACCTTTATGGATACTTAAAAGGTTTAACAACTCGGAACTATCTCTGGTTTTATCATCAAAACTAGCCATGACTAGCGCTGAACCGTAACGAGTAATTTTCTTGTGCCACTCATTTTTAGCCATAATACTACTCGTATAACGGACAATATCACCCTCAAATATTTCAATACCGTTTTTATCTGTTAAACCTGTTGATTGCATGACTTCGATATCATAATCATCTTCATTAAGCATTGTGTTAAGAGCGTCAATAAGATTAGTTGAGTATTCAATGTGACCGCAAATTTCTTTGCTATAAATCATTTGTTCTAATTCTTTATGCCAGCCTCTAAAATTTAAAATCATTCCGCCATCTCCCTTACCGATTATAGCTCCTGTTCCAAAACCCAACTCGCAAATGCTTGTAGGACTTGAGTTTCTTGACTTTTCGTAAGCTCTCTATAAGCTTTCCATTCTTTTTCATAATCTGGATTTGTCATCCTATTGTGATTATGAATAGAATAAACACATCCTATAGGGTTTTGACTTCCTGCTAAAATGAATATTTCTTTCAACCACTCCAACACAATCTGCTGATTCTCGTTGAGTTGCGGTTGATCATTTGCTATTTTTTCAGATAAGTTTTCCGCAATCATCCATAAGTCTTTCTCAATATATCCAAAACCAAAGTCTTCCAGAAGTTGCGAGTATATAACTCCGATTAATTCAGATCCGCTCAACATCTGCTGATTCTCGTTGAGGGTTGGTTGTTTTGAATGTTTTTTTACAATGAGAACACTAGCTTTTAATGCTTCGTTATAAGCGGCTTCCGTGCCTGCCGTTTTATCTGTACCAAATTTTAAAGATTCTATTTCTTTAATGATTAATTCACTCACTCGCTCCACGCTCCTATCATTTTATTCACTAAATCAAGAGCTGCTTGGGTATTTCCTTCTATCTCGCTACTAGATAGAGGTTGATACAATGCATTTTCTAGTAACTCTTTGATGTCTGACAGTTTTTCTAAATTAGCTTGGGTTGGTTGTTCATATCTCAAGATGTACAAATCTGCTAGTTCTAATTCAAGGAAACTGATTCTTAACATTTTGCGTTCCTCAACTAAAGGAAATCCCAATCCCAAAGTATTTTTTATAATTCTTAATTCTTGTTCTCTTTTTTTAATAAGTTCTTCCAGTCTCACTCGCTCCACCCTTTCTTGTGGTTTGCAACTATTGGTTGCTAGCCACAAACCTTTCCCATTCCTCGTCCTCCTCAACCTCCGACACACCGTAGTTACAATAATTAAAAAATATTTCTCTTGCTTCATCTGTAATTTCTTCGTTTGTCGCATCATCTGGAACTTCAAAATATTCAACTGCTCCAACGCCTGCCAAGCTAGTTTCAATGTCTACTCTTATCTTTTTCATCGCTCTTCCTCCTGTTCCAAAGCTCTCTCGTTTTCTAAAACGTTGCTAAAAAGGTATCTAAGATTTTCAGTGTCAAGTTCTTCTGGAAAATTCCACCCAGCAACTTCCACATAACAGTCTGTCATTTCAAGGTCAATCACAATCTGCTGATTCTCGTTGAGGGTTGGTTGGTCTAAGTGCCAATCATCACACTGCAATTCTCGTCCATCATCTAAATCAATAATATATTGCCAACTGTCTGCCTCATCTTTTACAATTGTTCGAATGGTTCCTGTGACACCTCTAAACCCTCTATCTAACAAAATGCTAGTCGTAGATGTCACGCTATCACCGATATTAAAATTTTTGATATATTTAATTGTTTCACTCACTCGCTCCACTCTCCTATCTCTATCTAATTTCCTCATCAAAATATAAATCTATATGCTCAAATACTGTTCTTCGCCTTCTAGTCGTATAGTTTAAAAATCGGACAAATATCTCTTTCTTCCCTTCATCATCTTCAAAAAATACCTCGTAACCAAAAATACTAGGTTTTCCAATCTTGATGGCTTTTCTGCAAACCTCTTTTAATTCCGATTTGGTTAATTCAATTTCGAACCAATCCACGATACCAGAAATGCCATCAACCGTCCTAGTTTTTATTGACCAGTCTTTGTTGCGGTAATAGACATAAAATGAAACTTTGGAATCATTATCAGTATCAAACAGATTGATTTGCTCGTTCACGTTCTATCACCTCAAGTATCAACAGCATCTTATGCCAAATCACTGCCTCATCCATGACTGATTCCTCCTTGATGGTTTCCTTGGCCTTGGTTCTTGTCTGTGAACATTGATTACCTGACCGCCATTGTTAGCTGAAGCTGCGATTGCCTCTTGTTTTGTATCGAATACTTGCAGATCACTAAGAGAGTCCGTAAGTACACCATCAGATCCTTGATACACATTTTTCTTGATTGCAAAGCCAATTAACATGGTGCAGCACTCCTTTCAACAATTCGAATCGGTTCTTCAAACTCTGCTTGAACCGCTCTTTCACGGTTTTTATTTGAAACCCAAACACGATCATAATTATTGAGAAGACGACGTACTAAAACGTAGTCGCCTTCCGCATATACAGTACCAGTACTCAAACCAAACGCTCGATAGATTTTAATATGGGTCATCTTCATCATCTGCACTCTCCTTCAAATACGCTTCCCACTCTCCATCGCTCCAAACCTCAACCAAGTCAACCGCTTGAACATCCAATGCTCTTGCAAACAAACCTAATCTCTTAATACTCGTACCACGTCGAGTGGATTTTGCATTGACAAAACTATGCCTTAATTGATTCGTTTTTTCAGCCATTTCAGAGTTACTTAATTTTCTAAGTTTTTGATACCTGATAACGTTAGTCCAAAATACTTCGTTATAATCAATCATCGTTATCTCCCCTTTTTAATACATAGGGTACTGGGTTCCATTTTTCTGTTTGGTGATCTCGGAGATAATAATTACCGTTCTCACTGATTAAGTAATAATCTTCTCTGCCAGTTTTATAATTACTGCAAACGCCTAGATACTGTTTAGGGTTTTTATGATTTATCTTAAAATCTAAAAAGATTAATTCCCTCTGTTCCAGAAATAAATCAAATTGAGTTCTTGCAATATTGAAGCTAAAGGGTGTTTTTTTCATCACTATTCCCCTTTCTATAATTAGCTAAAAAATCAACATACATTGGAGTTGGCACTTCAAATTCTTTTAACTCTGATTCAGTAAGTGACCTTTTCCCATAGTGATTTTCCATGTTTTCCCAAATTTCCCAGGGAACAAATCCGACAGTTTTATTAATCATCACACACACGCCACAATAAGCACCTAGCATTGCATGATTTGACAGACAAGTAGCTTGATTTTCTGTAATGACTGATTTATTGATTCTATCTTTCATGGTCATCTTGGCTTCAAAACAGATAGCACGTCCGCCTTTCAGCGTACCTTTAAAGTCTGGTTGAGCCTTTTCTTTGTAATATCCGCTGACCTTTTTTGATTTCTTATCAATTTTTTGAGGATGGAAATCTTCTGGTGTTTTCTCTATACATGCCTCTTGATTCATCGCATATTTTTGACAGCCTAAAATAATCATTCGTTCAAAGAATTTCCCTTGGATATTATTTAACTTATTTTGTACTGGAGATTTCATACCATCAAATCCCCCTCTCTCAGCCATACAAGAAATTCATTATTTTCAAATGGTATAAATCTTTCAGGATTATCAATACTCCATTCTGAAAGGATGTTAATTCCTAATAGGTTGCTATCGTATACTCCATTGATTTCCTTTTCATTCAATCCATTTATTACTTCTGGCTTCCATATGCTGATATATCTAACTTCAAATTCATCGCATTTTATAATTAGCTCATCTTTATCTACTTGGAATTTTTTTGAAGGAATACTTACTTTTAGTTTTAAGAAATCAGTTTGTAACGCTCGAATTGCTTCTCCAGTATGGGCACTAAAAACTATATATTTCTTCATCCTGCTCTCTCCTTTTTCCACATTTTCAAATACATATGCCACCCTCGGTAGTCAGTGTATTTAAATTGAATTTCTTTAATATCATGATTCGGATATAATTTACTGACAACTTCCATTCCTTGGTCATTTGACAAAGCCATTTTTTCTAGCTTTTTACGACTAACTACACGATCTCGTTTTCTGTGCTTCGGTCTTTCGAGATTCTGACTACAATTCCATACTTTCTTGCCTTTCTTCCATCGCTTTTGCTTAGAGAGATAACCAGCTAATGCTTCAAGTCCGCCACCTTCAAAAGAGATTAATGTCTTTTTATAAACAGCACCTAGTAACTTGTTGCTTCTGCCTTTTCCTTTTGACCAGCATTGTTCAATATCATCACTAGATATTCCTGGTACTCGGTTAATGATTACGTGGAAATGAACTCTTTTTAAATAATTACCATCCTCGTCTAACTCGTACTCCATCACCCATAGATATTTAAAAGGTTGATTTATCTTCTGATACCTTCTCCTACACTTTTTCAAAAAGAGATTGGAAAACATCTTCTTAGCATCTTCTACTCTATCTGGTGGTGGAATCTCTCCTGACTTGAACGTGAAGACAAAATGGAAATCTCCTTTACCAAAATTTCCCTGGAGAGCTAACCGAAACCATCTAAAGGAATTTCTATTGTTCACTACTTGTTGCTCAGGTCTTGTCAGATATTCACTACCTGTTGATTTTCCTCTTTTACCTCGTTTTGCCTCTTCAGCAATTACTGCTACTATGGCTACCTCTTGATACTCTCCACAGTAATATCTATTTGCTCTATTGATTATTGTCATAATTATCCATCTCCACATTTGTCCCTCAAGTTAATATCCATTACAAGCCCGATAAACGTTGATTTAACAACGTTCCGATTTGTTTTAACTTGTGGAGTATGGTATAATATGTTTGTCGAACAATTATGTTACTCCACGAAAAAGTTCATCTTTCAGGTGAGCTTTTTTATTATGCTGAAAATTGAAACACCAGTTCAAAACTAATAAATTCTCTTGCTTTTGGGTGAAACCTCATTCGATAGAGAATTTTATTCCAAGGCTGATATTGAAACGTAGCAATCACTCCCTCTTCAGGAATCTTCCCGTCAATCGTGATCACTGGCATTCCATTATTCTTCAACTCACGAATATCCATAATTTCTACCGAATAAGCTTCTAAATATGCCTTTACTACCGTTAAATCAACCAAAGTAATCATTCCTTTAATTTAAGTCCAAAGAAAAAGGCGCATGAAGAGAAATCACACACCTTTATTCTGTTTTACGCAATTACCGACAAATAGCCTGCTTCAATTTCATCTTTTAAAGCATCCACTAAAAATTCTTTGATATTGGCCATTGCCGTATGCTTCCAAATCCCACCGTCGGCTTCGAACAAGGCACAATCTCCATCTTTATCAATTCGGAAAACAAACGTACTTGATGGTTGTTCCACTTCTAAAAATGTTCGATAAGGTCTTAATTCAGCTGGGTTAGGAACTTCGGCTGCACCCACTGTACCTGCACCAATTTTTGCATTCACAATTTGGGAAACCCCATTGTCTTGTAAGTCAGCACCACCCTCAATACGAATAGAAGCAGCACACTGTAAAATTGCTTTTGCATCCAAATCACGTTGAATCAATGATTGAACATTGATAATGAATTTTTCCGAGTCTTGGAATCGCCCATATGGAAATTGTTCCAATGAAGCTGCTGCAGTAATCAAATTTTCACGTCTGCGGTCAACATCTAATGCAGAAAGAACCTGCACTTCAGTTGGTGACTTAACATGAATTAGCAATGATTGCTCTATTTCATGTGGATTATCAAATCTTTCTTTTAAAAATCCTACTAAACCAGTCAATGTTCTGACTACTAATGTTTCAGCATACTTAATCGGGTGTAGTTCAACTAGTTGTCCTTTATCACGGTCGTAATATTTCTTGCCATCTACGTCGTGTAATACCTCTTGTTCATCTCTTAGTTTGACCGCATATTTCAACGATTCTACAAAATTGTCTTGTGTCATTTTTCTTTCCTCCTATGCTTTTCTTTTAAAATTGTGTATTTTATCTGTTTGTTTCATTGGTTCCTGCTCCTCGATGATTTCATCGCTAGGGGTTTCTTGTTGGATTCCTTTTTCAATTTCTTCAACTGGTGTGCCTTTATCGTCTTTTAATCGAGCATCAGCTGGATCAAAGAACATTTGACCACGTTGGCCGGACTTCAATTCATTGGCATAAATATCATCGCCAACTTTATCAATTAATACTTTACTTCCAACACTTTCACGAGGTGCAAGAGTGGATTTTACTTCAATATCCATGATCATATCTTCTCGGTGTTTGTCAGATGTGATTACAGCAGTCATCACAATTTTTCGTTTTTTTTCAGCATCCGTATTTGGATCTTTAATATTTTCCGCCACACGAGCCAGTTCATGTTCAAACCGCTCTTGTAACGCTCCTTCAGCAATCTCAGATAGATTGGCATTAACAAATTGTTTTCCCATAGGTTTCTTTCCTCCTGTATTAGTGGTATACTTACCGTATTAAAAGCTTATAGTTTTTCACGTTGACTAATTCTGCGCCACAGGATTGGTCTTTTTTTCGTCTTAATGAAAAAAGGTATTGTTTTAAATGCCATGTATGTCATCTCCTTTTTATTTTTTCTGAAGTACCCTATTATCAAACGTATAGCCCATTCTCTCTATTTTTCCACGAACCCCAGCTTCACTTCTCCCAAACTTGGCAGCAATTGTTTTGAATGAATGACCATCCTTGTACATAGAAATAATATTTTTTATTTCTTGGTCAGTATATTTGCGGTGATTGTCCAGGTATAAGGGTCTTAACTTAATTCCCAAGTCACTAATCCTTCTTTTAACAGCACCATGAGTGCGACTTAGTTCTTCAGCTATTTGAGGATACGTATATTTATGTTGCTTCAACATCCACAACAGTTTTTCATCCTCGTCTTTCGACCAGGCAATTTTCTTCACTGATTTATCATTTGACTTAATAGCAGCATTCCTTGCGGCTGTGACCCAATCTGGTTCGGCTCCTAAAATACGAGGTTCAAATTTGCTCCATTCAATCATGTTTTTGTTTTTTTCTGCCCATTTCCAAAATTCATCAATTCGAACGACTCTTATATAATGTTTTTTCAGCCGTTTCTTTCTGATGGGAAATCCATATCTTTCTGCCCAACGCACTAGCGATTTGTAATCCGTACTGATTCCTAATGCCAATTCATGCAAAGTAACTTCATCTAAATTGTGGTACCATCGCCCCAATCCAAGCCTAGATACTTTATTGGTGATAGCAGATTCTGATCGATCTAATTTTTCCATCAAATGTTTCATTGATACTTGACCATAGTTATCTTCTAAATACTCAATGTCTTGTTGACTCCATCCAAATCCCCTAACCATCAAGACCATCTCCATCTAAAATTCCCCTAATTTCCTCTGTCTCTCCTGAATCAAGAACACCTGCAGTAAATAAAATTGATAACATACTTGAAAATTCATCTACTCTTTGTTCCTGATTAACTTTGTAAAGGGAACTCGCTCGTTCCTTCAATTCGTACATTAATTTGTCTTTATCCACGGCTTTCAACTCCTTCACTAAATTGATTAATGAAAATTAAATACCAGTTCTTCAAAATGTGTGTCTAAGATTTCAGTCACAGCAAGTAACTGGTCATCTGTGGCAACAAAATATAACGAAATATCCATACATTCATCTGTTTCAAATGATTTATCTTCTACTTCGCAAACCGTATAGATTTGATTCCAGATCACTTGCTTAATTTTCTGAACGTAAGACTTGGCGTAAAGTCGTTCTACATAAATATCAATTTTTTGTTTTTTAAACATCGCATTCACCTGCTGATCTTAATTCGGCTTCTCTTTCTCTCATTTCTCTCCAACTCATTTTCCTATTCGCAATTTGAATGGCTCTCAATTCATCTAACTCAGAACGAATCTCTTTTAAAGCCACAGTAGCTTCAGCACTTAGTAACATCGAATCACTTAATGCCTGGTCAATAATCTTGTTACGTTTAATCAGCAAATCCAATGCCCTTTCTAAAATTTGGTTGTTGGTTAATGTTTCTTTTTCAGCTTTCATCGCTTTTCCTCCCTCTTTTTAAGCAGATTTGCTAACTTATCCTGGTAATTATTTAAACGTCTCTGTCTAAAATTTCGAATGACATCTAGTGTCGATTCCGAGATTTTACTATGCAGGTAATCAATCTGCTCACGTAGCCAATTGATCATCTCTTCATCGGTCATTTCCAAAAATCCTCCTGATAAGCCATCAACTTTCCACGATTTTTCAAATTAGCTGTATGATAAAGTGTTTTTCCTCGAGGAATCTCAACAATCATATCCTCATCAAGTTGAACATTTAGAATCACAGGAACATTCATAATCCTTAGCCAAAAAATACAAAATTTAGTAATCACTCAAAACCCTCCCCTCAAAATCCAAATGATCACGCAAAAAATCAGCAGAAACAAAACATTCAAAATCAAACTTAGCGACAAAACAATGACTAGCTCTTTTCTTTTCAATTTACTCACCTCAAATTTTTTCTACGTCCCACACGCTGATTAAAATTTGTATTACTTTTTGTGTTCTTCCATAAAATCATCTTCATTCACTTGAATTTTTTTGTGTTCCTCCATAAATTCATCTGCATCCAATTGATCAATCTTTTCCTCTCCATCAATTTCAATCACTCTTAGACCATTAGGTATATACTTTTTTGTCAACGTGGTAAAAGAAGTGTTTAAATACTGACAGGCTTGTTTCTTATTCATGTATCTAGGCATCTCTTTTTTCTTTATATACTTGGCCAGTAAACTCTCGAAATGATTTCCAACAATTTCAAAAGCCATGTCTTCAAATTCTTCCTTTAAATTTGGAAGAATATCAATTGAATCCACCTGTAGTTTCACTGGACCCACCTCCTGTTCTTAATCCACCTTGCATTTGATATAATTTATTTAGAAATCGAGGTGAAAAATATGTCTGATATCCAATTAAAATCATTCCCATCCACAAACGTGGAAGCATTGACTATGCTATATCTTCAAAATCAAGATTTATCCAAGATAACTCCTGCTGAACTGGCTCAAAAATATAAAGAAGTTCAGAAAGAGATTCAATCAGAGTTTTCTAGTAACTCTAAACAGCAAATTAGAACCTAGTCCCAAATAAACATTGCTTTGTAAACATTAACCATCGCCTGAGAAAGTAGGGCTTTCTCAATAGCGGTGGTTTTTTCCTTTTTCGATTCCGCATGTAACATTTCCAATTGTTCAACCATAATCTTGTTTGCCTCTGTGATATGATTCTTTTCTTCCATCTATCCCACCTCCTGTTCTTCCATTTCATTGCTATTTGGCAACACTTGACTAAAAATAAAAAGCTTATCAAAATCTTTTTCATTGAGATTGAAAGCTTTCAGAAGTTTGGGAATCAAATCACCTCCTACACCTCTATCACCACTTAAAATTCGATAAACAGTTGATGGAGCAACATTCATAATTTTAGCTAAGGAATAGGCATCTAAATCATGCTCTGCCATTAAATTCTGTAAAGCTTTTTTATTTAACAATGTTTTCAAATCAATCACCTCCGTTGCCTTATGACAATATAATAAAACAATAATTGTCATTTGGCAATACTTTTTATTGCCTTTTTGCAATTTTCAGTTGTTTTTGTTGCCATTTGGCGATATTCTATTGTTGAAAGAGGTGCTATCAATGGAATTTAGTGAAAAATTAAGACAGCTTAGACTCAGCAAAGGATATGGAGTTAATCAATTAGCAATGAAATCCGGCGTAAGTGCCTCTCAAATTTCGAGGTTTGAAAAAGGCGAGCGGAAAGATCCTACTTTTGAGACAGTAAAAAAACTTTCTCATGCTTTAGGAGTATCTACATCTTATTTTGAAAACGGCAATTCAGAGTTTAGTAATAAATCACTTACTGTTGCTGCTCACATTAATGATGATGTCACTGATGATCAAATGGAGAATATTCTAAACTATATAGATTTTATTACCAATAAGCACAAAAAGGATTGATAATTTGAATAAAGCTGAAGAATTAATGTCCAGGTTCCCTGAAGTTACTTACATTTATGATGCTAATATGCCTGAAGGATTATCTGGACTAAACGTTGAGGACGTTATCTATTTGAATCCCAATGTTCCCACTCATGAATTAAACAGCACCATAGCCGAGGAGTTAGGCCATTACTTAACAACGGTTGGAAACATTGTAGATCAAAAGACAAACGAAGAAAGAAAACAAGAAAGAAAAGCAAGAGATGTGGGTGCAACATTAATTGTCTCGCCTTATGACATCATTGAGTGTTTTAACGAAGGATGTCAAACTACACAGCAATGTGCTGCTTACCTCGAAATTACAGAGCTGACATTTACTGATGCAGTTACATATTATTCCCAGAGGTTTGATGGGATTGTCACCCAAGATAACCATATTATTTTTTTCAAGCCAAATGGTACAGTAGGAGTTTATAAATCATTTATAGACTAAAAAAACACCCTTACCAGTGCTACAACACTAATAAGGGCTACCTCGATTGAGATATGTATAAAGCTAAATATATTATATCAAAGAAAAGAGGAAAAGAAATGAAGAAATTAAAGATTTTAGGTTTAACATTAGTTTGTGGATTAACTTTAGCAGCTTGTGGTAATGACAATTCTGGTGTTACTGTTTCAAGTAAATCTGATACAGCTGAAACTTCTCAGATAGAGAGCGCTGAGTCTAGTGAGGCTGAAGAAAGTACATCTGCAGTTGGCAAACGATCCAATCCAGTTCCTTTAGGTCAGACTGGAACATTTGATACTGTTTATTTCAACGATAATGGAGATGAAATTGATGCAAATCTATCTTTAACGATTTCAAATGTAGTTCGTGGTCAAGAAGCTTACGATTATTTAGTAGCTGCAAATGAGTTTAACAATGCGGCTCCTGAAGGACAAGAATGGATAATTTTTGATGTGGAGCTAACGGTAAACTCTGGTAGTGAAGACGATCCATATTTTGAAATGGGCTCTTTTATTCCGGTGTCATCTAACGGTAGTGAAATTACTCAATCTGATTATCCAACTTTTTCAGATGGTGAAGCTTTTGGATTAGTAGATTTATACGATGGTGGAACGACTACTGGTAAATATGGATTTCTTATTGCTGAAGGTGACGATGCTCTTGTTGAATATACTGGAAATGATTTAGATACCTCAGTATTCTTCTCGCTTAAATAATAAAAATACACATCCTCTTCCCTCGTCAAAGTTTAGTGGATGTGCTGACATAAATATTTCCCACGATAACGTAGGTCTATTTGTTGTACCTATTTTAACAAATTGAAAGGAGGGATGCAAAGCTTTTCCCAAAAAAACTACGTCCCACACGCAGTATGGAGGGAAATCAAAAATGGTAAAAACAAAAGTACCAGATATTGAATTAATACAACAATACACAAAGAAAAACGGTGAACAGAGATTCATGTTCAAACTTTATCTCGGAATTAATCCTGTGACAGGCAACCCAGATCAAACTACTCGTCGTAACTTTGAGACTATCGACCAGGCACTACTAGAAATTTCTCGTTTAAGAATTGAATATGCAGAACAAGGATTAAAGAAAGCTCCGAAGCAACGAACTTACAATGACGTTTTTGAAGAATGGTGGGAAAACATCTATACAAAGGATCGTGCAGAAAGTACCTACACAATAACTAGAAGTGTCTTTAAAAATCATATTATTCCCAAATTTGGTAAATTAAAGATACAAAAAATCAACACTGAATATTGTCAAAGAGCAGTAGATTCGTGGGTGATCAATAGTCCTAAGAGATTTCATCGTTACGCTAATTACGCTGAAATGGTTTTTAAATATGCCATTAAGCGAACAAAAGAAATTACAATAAATCCGATGGAAGATGTTATCATTCCAGATCCCGATGATTTTTTAGACGAAGATGAGGAAGAGTGGGAAAACTTTTATGACAGGAACGAGTTATTGCTCTTTCTGGATAAGTTAGAAAAGAAGTACCCTTACAAACGATATGCTTTGTTTTTATTTTTAGCTCATACTGGTTTTAGAAAAAGTGAACTGCTGGCATTAACTTGGAGAGATATTAATCTCAAAGAAAAAACAGTTTCCGTAAAACGAACCCTTGCTCGAGGAGAAGGCGGTAGACTCTATACGAAAAAACCGAAAACTAAAAAAAGTAAACGGACCATTAGTATTGATGATACTCTGATAAAAGTTTTAAAAAGATGGAAGTTAATGCAACGAGAAGAACTATTTGCTTTTGGGCACGTTTCCGATGTGAATCAATTAGTCTTTAGCAAGCCTGAAACAAATACCTGGTATGGCCACAAAGTACCTCAAGCTTGGTTAGATAGTTTTTATAATAAACATCGCAGCATGAAAGTGATCACTCCTCATGGATTCCGTCACACACATGCAAGTATTTTATTTGAAGCTGGAGCAACCATGAAACAGGTCCAAGAAAGACTTGGACATAGTTCGATAAAAACAACGATGAATGTTTATGTTCATGTGACCAGTAAAATGAATGAACAGTCTGCAGAACTTTTTGATAATTTTATGTATACAGTAAATGAATCAGAAAAAACTGTGTCAAAAACTGTGTCAAAAAAA